TGATGTGCAATTTCATCACACCAAAGCGTAAAAGGTTGCAATTTCTTCCGAGCAAAATTTCATTGTGGTTTGCACCACAACTACAAAACTCTTGAAGTCACTTGCAAACCACGCTTTGTGGAGTAATCCCTGCTCGAACTTACAGGGCGGACCGACTGCAACGGTCTCTTTGATTCATTTGTTCGATGTGCACGTACATAACCTAGGCGGCGGGGGTACCATACCCCACCAACCCGTCGATGGTCGGCGTACACAGTAGGTACAGACATGTCCAGTCGCTTCCTGCGGCGAGGGCAGTCTGTAATGTGGTGTAACCCACCTCATCCTCATCACCTGTGTTGGCAACAATAATTGAGGCGGTCACACCCTCAACTTCAGTTCCATCATTGACATTACCGGTAATGAACCAGCTGGGGTTGTACAAAGAAAAATTCCGTGAACTGATGTGAGGCAGAGTAAACTGCAGAGAAGGTGAGGCGCTTGCCGAAGTCAAGGCATAACCAGCAGTACCGGGTCGCTGAAACCAGTTAATATTCAACTCATGCATCTTCTCAGAGAAGGAAGCAGAGCCAGGAATGCTGGTAGCTAGCTCAATAAAGCGGTTAGAGGCTGTGACTCCCCCCGTATCTGTAACTCGAACGACACGAATATCATCCGATTTGACCTTGGGGCTGTTAACTGTCATAGTGCAATTCACACCTCCGCGATAGCCAAGATACATACTCGAAATCCACAACAAAGGGTGCATAGTGTTAAAGGCGTAACCGGTATTTCCGGAGCCGATGACTCTTGCAGCCGATGTGTTGTAGTTAGAATTGTAGCCTGGACAATAGGGCATCCGTATCACACCTTTGCGATAAACATTGGTGGCGTTGGGAGCTCCTGGCGGAAGTTGAACTGTATCTAATATGACAGCTCGTCGTGCAAGCTTCCTTAGAGAAAGCGTAGCCTCACCAAAATTCTGGCCATATCTATCCGGCGAAGGCTTGGAAAGCTCGCCCATGACTTCCTCAGCTTGCAAAGCAAACATTGAGGGCACGGGTACATTAGCTGCCAGCGTTCCCGGTCCAATCTGACCAGTTGGATTGTTGAACTCGAAATCATCTCCGGCACTGATGTAGAACAGTAGTTGGACGGAACCTGCGTTCGGTGCCTCCAATGTGTTATACACACGGACTGTCATCACGCCGTTATGAACCTCAGAATTGGGGGCCAAGTTACCTCCCGTGCTGTAGTTCAAAGTTGTTGAGTTCTTGTGGACGTTCAACCACGCTCGTGCCTGATGGTACGGAATCGTGAATGTGACGTCGTCCTCATCTCCAATATCAATAATCTTGGTATACACCTCATTCAAGGTGGGTTCTTGTGTTGTGATGTTGAAGAGAGGGTCCCATTGGACCTTCAGGCGCCCGCGGTGATACTTCGTTCGTACCACTTTCATGCGGATCTTAATGCTTCCACGCCAGTTCTCAAACATGTTTGCCAAATGCGACAACCACGTGTTGTAGTAGCGATAGCCCACCGTAGCTTCACCACTCGCCAGGGAGAGTACATTGAGCACGACAGGATTCACTCTGACGTTGAACACCTGAGTTCCAACGGAGTCCGATGTCGACCAACTTGTCGATCCGAAATACGACTCTCGCTTCTTAATGTAAGATATCGCGAGCTCGTCCTCAGAGCCACCTGTGTGTGGATGAGGATCGATACTGAGTTCAGTCTTCGGGTCCAAAGCAAGCTTCTGGTAGGGAACAGAAATCTCTGCTGTAGCCAGTTGAGGGGCCGACATTTGGTAGATCGGTGCTACATCCGAAATATTGGGAACATTCGTAAACCCAAAAATCGCAGCTACCTTCGCTACGGCGGAGGCACCAATCTGTGTGGCTCGGGCAAAGCGCCCTATAACCGGGACGTGAGTCAGATAGGAAGCAAAATTTGCGACAGCAGTTGCTGGTCGCGAAACTGCACCGTCTGGTTTCTCATATTCGTCCGCCTGCAGTACCAGTTTCCGCGTGGTTGCCATGACCTTCACATCGGTCATCCAGGCCACCACTCGGACACTAATAGAAGTGGGCACTGTCGGTAAAGCCACATCCAGTGGAGAAAACACAACGAAACGGATCGTACCCATGTTGGTGACGTCCGTATTACTGGTAATGTCAAGCCAGTTCGTGTGTCGGATGAATGGACATTCCATCTGTCCACCCATATTGGTCTGCGGTTCAATGTAGAACCCCGGCAGCTGAGAAAAAGGCGTCAGAGCCATGTTCTCCGCGTTCGACGTGATGCGAATGCGATCTGGAGTCAACTTATACAACGGATTGTACACACAACGCAACAAACCATATTGAAATGGTGTCGCGTTAATGATAACTTTCACGTGCAATTTGGCTCTCAAGAACGCATAGTTGTTCAGCTTGCGCTTAACCACATCGTTGTTGATGAACAAATGCCAGGGATCTAATGATTGCAGAACTCCCACAGGATCTGTAGTTGCCCAACTGAATGAGCTGATCGTGAGAGGTCGAGACAAAAAATCGCCCAGAGCTAAATCTGGCGTATCATCCACATTGGCTATGGAGTTGGTCGTGTCTTGCGCGACCACATACTCCTGTGGCTCCTCGATGAACGATGTTGTCTCGACGACGTTGCCTTGTGAATTTTCATCCCCCGCAGCGTGATTCACTCCACCCTGCGACGGTCCGGCTGATTGGGAGCCGGAAACACCCGTTTCCATTGTTGTGTTGTTAGACGATTGAATTGACAACAGCAGACGCGCCGACGCCTACTGTCGTTGGTGGGAACTCGGGTTTAATGTCTTCAAATTCACTGGATGCGTCCCTGAATCTCTCACAGAGAGTCTCCCACCCAGGGAGCGTCGCTTCAGTGACGTAAAGACAGTATGGCTCTTCACTAAGCACTTCCTTGAAGAAAGCATGATGCTTCTCAAAGACTTCCTGGCCATGAAAAAAGTATTCGCTGTTGGCTGCCGAAACGACGGCGACCATCTGCTTGTACTTATCCATAAGTGGGCTCGACGAGGGAACCCACATGGTCAGAGATTTGTGAATCGAATCTTCCTCAAGAGGACACGCATAAAACCCCAGTTGGGGCTCATACCGCCACTTACGCTTGAGAAACGAAAAATCCCGAATGTGAATATAAGGGATCGACTCAGCCGTTTTGTCGGCCATGGTGTATTCAACACCAATTTTGGCCAGCTCCTTCTGGATCGCAGTGTGGTTAAACCATTGGGTGAGCTTTGATACTCCCATGCCATTGTCATCGCCGTACGTCATCAAACTGACAAAAGTCTTGAAATCCCAGCACGTTTCCGACGCCGGGTTCAGCTTGCAGTAAGCATATCGCATGTAGAGACTGTTGACAATGGAGTTCACAATCACCGTGAGTGGATGTCCTGATGGGTTGGTCCCATAAAACTCAGCTAAATCGCCACTCATATTGGTCACTGGAAAAGCTGTGTCATGACCGATACACATTATCTCGAGACACTCCTCAGGGGAGAATCCAGCCTCGCGATATATGTTCGTAATAACCTCAAAAGCCGCCAGAACCATTGCTGCAATCATGCGCTTGTCGAACTTGCCATAATCCCCGCCGATGATCTGGTCCACACCAAACTTTGTGAGATAGCGATAAATCGCTGTCCACTCGGATGATTGGGCCACAGTGCCGGGCGCTGCTTCGAAAATTTCTTTATTCTTTTGCAGCAGCCTGACAAAGGAGAGCAATCGACTCCGCACCACGAGGCTCCAATCAATAGGAGCTCCTGTGAAAATGCGAGTCTTCTTGATCTCGATCTTCGAAAGGGAAACTGGTTCGTCTTTAAGATGCGCAGTGAATACAGGGTATGCTCGTTTGCCTTCCTTGTACTTGCTCTCAATCTCATCCACCATTGCCCAAATTTCCTCACTGAAATCCACACCTTCAGGATATTTCTCATCACGAGCCTCCTCTAGAAAGTGTTTCTTTGAGCGGTTCCAGGGATGCCCCATGGAACTACTGGTATTGATGCGATCGATGAATTTGACTCCTGGCAACCCGTTGACAGATGCTTTGCGAGTAAGGAACACCAAATCCCCACGCCATTCAGGCTGGGTGGCATCTAAGCCTGTAATGATGTCCTTTGAAAACGCTTCAACACAATGATCGAGCAATTTCTGGTCAATGTCCGTGTGCGGTTTCACCATTTCCTTGGCGTTGTTGTACACGGGCTCCCATCCCCTCATCACTGGGGGGCCATAGTTGAGATCGCAATTGAAATGCTCTCTCATCTTGGTCTGCAATGGGGTCCCACACACTCGACTGCGCGGTTTAGCACGGAAACCGGGAATAGTTCCATACACGCGCACCGCACCCTCGGGCAAATAACGGAAAACTGACTTGAAATGAAGAGGCAGAAGAGAGGTTCGCGGATTCAAAGCTACTCTAGCCTGACCGCCACCTTGAACGCACAACTCGCCGTCACTACACAGCGGTAGCAATTCGCTACGAGTTACATGCATGAAAGCTGCCATCTTCTGGTAACCCAAAATGTGCAGGCCCATCACGATGGGACCCTGTCCATAATTGAGTATACCCAGTCCTCCACAGTCACCCTTCTTAGTATCTGCATTGGCCGTTCCCATATAGAGCTTGGCTGAGATGCCTAGCTCTTCAATTGGGAAATCCTCCTGATATGAGCAGTTGCTCACATATCCGAGATGGACAGCACCATCATTCTCCCTTCGCAGACTCAAAAGCCGCGACGGGAGAGTATGACCAGTGTTCCAAAACTTCAGAATGTCTTTCCGAGGTGGGATGTTCTTGATGCGAACAACAGCCATATCCCGATCTCTGAGTGCGCGCACTTCATCGATGCCAAATGATACGTCCAGATTGGATGTTACCCCTCTCGAGGTGTTGGCTTCAATGATGGTGACCCGGAACTTGCTCCCATTAGCCAAAGCATGCAGGTTGAACAGCAGGTACTGACCTCGAAGGAAAACGCCCGAAACGCGCATGCCCGTCGACGACACATCATTCTTCACGTCCAAACGCACAAGATTGGCGCTGAACAGGTTTCTGACATCATCGTCGGACATGTGAGCATTGCTCAAACTGGCAGGAGGCACATCGAACGTGGAAATATCCATATCTGCTTTGTACCAGACGTTCTGTCGACTTTCCTTCTCAAGTTGATCTTCAGTCTTATCTAGCACATTGCCTTGAATCTCAGGATCCCATTCTTCCTCGCTCGAATTGTGTGAGAGGGCGTCATTGCACACATCGCACAAACCTTCTGGATCACACTCACATCCTTCACGGGCACAAGTAGCCACATCCTGTTTTCTGGCGCCTGAATCCGCTGGCTCTGTCGCATCTGGCACGTGGATATTATGGAAAAAACCACGTTTTTCTCGTGGTTTCGACCAATTCCACGCAAACTGCGCAGCCTTGTAACAGAGCAGTGTGCGACACACAACGTTTGCAACGATGAGAAATTTCTTGAAGGAAAGCGTAAAACGCAACCCTCTTCCTCTATTGAGCGCACATTGAATGTGGAATTCGGTCTCCCAATTGGTCCATCTAGCAAGGCGCGCCATAGCGACGCGATACACTCCAAAGGCAACCAGCCAATTGATCGTGGCCTGCAAGAAACCGACCAGACACACTGCCCAGATGAGTTCTACCCACGCCCAAGCGTTGTACATCAAGGTCAATCGAGTGAATGCCCCGACGGCGAAAGCCTGCACGCACGCACAGTCCTCAGTCACGTTATAGCAGAGACGGCACACCTTGATGCCCTTCATATCTGCGTCATACGCGTCCGAATTTTGTTGACTCGCTTCATGCTCCTCACTTGCTTTCGCGAAGTGCTTTAGAAAGTTCATGCTCGCGCCGGGTCCATCAAAGACCTCAATGTCTCTCAATGCAGCACTGTCACGTCCATTGTGGTCCATGGGAATCAGCTTCTGAACAGTGATCTTCCACAGATCGGGAAACTTCCCTTGTGGTGGGGGGATTTTCCGCGGATCCAGGAAGCGCCCATTGGAGTGCAAGAATTCATCTTTGGGCTCGACTTTCACGACATACGGCAACCGGCGCCTAACGGCCAGTGGACAAAAGAAGTAGTCCAAGGCATTCAAGGTCGGTGAATTGGTAGTCGCGAGAACAAGTTTGGCCATCACGGGGGTCTTGCCCTTGTCTTCAAGCGCTGCCTGAGGAGGCACATATGGCACGTTGTTGACGACATTCAGCATTTCTTTCAGTGTTGCATCAACCTCAGGGGTCTTGCTCGGCAGCAGAAAAGCTATATCATCCATCTGGACACACCACTTGCTCGAATCGAAGTTGCTCCAATACTCGTCGGTCGGGTTGCGCACATACCGATAATGATCGTCCACGTTCAGGCCATTGATTTGACCATAGTAGTAGAACATCATCTTGGTGAAGCTGGATTTGCCAACACTAGATCCTCCATGAATTAGGACTCCCATTGGACTCTTCCGTTCCTTCTGTGCAGCTCGCCGAGTGATCTCAATGTTCTTGAGCATGTGAACGCTGTTCAGTTTCTTCCGCATGTTGAAGCTCTCAACTCCGTTGTTCTTTGCAGAGTACTTGCAGATTGCTTCACCCCGCTCCAGACACGCATTGATATCCGAGACGAACTCAAAATACGTCGTGCCGTGAGCCTCCAAATTGGAAGTGAATGGACCAAGACTGATCAACCGATCGACCTCCTTAGCCCACTTCTGATACGTGGCGTTCTCATGGACGAGAGCTGTCCAATCTCCTGTCATACGATAGGCGTCAATGCGCTCGCAGATACTCAATGCTGTCTCGATGATACACACGACCATATTGGAATGGTTCGAGTAAGTGACCTTCGTTTTCGCATCAAGTTGGAGATACTCCTCAGGGCTCATACCCATGCCCAAATGGTTGAGGAAACCTTGTACCAACATGTAAGTGTAGATCTTGCGAACTTTCTTAACAAGTGGTGATCGAAGGAGCTCCTCAGACATATTGAACATATTCCGAGCGACACGCAAAACATCTGTGAAAGTGTCAGCTTGAACGTTGCTGGAAATGTCAAATGTCTTCCATAGGCTGGAAACAATTGCCTTGCCCGTCAAAAGGCGATAGGCAAGAGCCATGAGAGCCAGGTAATCAGCCTTGCCTGAACACTTGCGTGACCAAAAGGCGATTTGGACGAAATTCTCGATGAGATCACACATCCACGCGTTGTCCTCGCCGGCTGATGCTTTCAGTGGTTCCATGATTGAAGTGAGAAGCGAAAAAAGTTTGCTCTCAACATCCTCAGGATCTTCACCATCAGCACTGAACTCACTCGCCTGAAGGCGTAATAGTTCACGGCGCAATTGCTCCTCACACTCCGCCACAATATGGTATGTGGGGAGAACGATGTTGGTCTTTGTGATTGAACCACCAAGAAGACGCAGGCGCGTCTCAAGGCGGCATCCACCTAAAATACCGTAATCGTGGAGCATGATGTGTGATCTGAGTGGCTTTCCGTTGAATTGGAGCCACCCATCGAAGTCATGCGGCAAATAGTTATCCACCACATCAGCCACAGTCATGGCTGGAGACACTTCGATTTGGCGAGAATCGAGCCAGATAGTCATCAGAGACGACTTTGGTATAGATCGAAAATTGCCCTCAATCAAGAGGATTCGCTCTGACTCGTGATTCTCAGTCTCATTTGATCCGGCACAAATCTTATTGCGCTTTCTGAAGAATGCGCAGATTCGTGCACAGATCCGGCAAACTTTGTTTGGTTTGCCAACCTTCGCAATAAATCGCGTAGGTGTGGAGCGTGAAGCGATGTGCTTTTCCAAGGTCTCAAGACGAAGAACGTCTAAAACCCCACGTCCGTGGATCATGATGTGCCGATATTCAGCTTCGGCACGAGCAAGCTCCTGCTTGCTCTGCTCAACTGCCTCATAGTAGGCCTGAGCTTCTGGGTGTTCCACCTCTAGGTAGAACTTGGCGTGCGACTCGGTATTCGTAATGCTTGTCATTGTAACTGAGTCTTGGGGGATCGTCTTTTCCGATACGTCAACATTCTTTCATGTTGTCAATGGTCTTTCCACATCGTCATAGCCTTAACCATGGCTATAGGACTATATCATAGTTTAGATGTCTATCCATCAGTCGTAAAGCGATGCTCGTGACACGCTTCAGTAGCTGGTTTTCTCTTGGAACGGAAACCCACTACCATACAATTCGCACCCGCCAAAGTGCTCCTTGCAGGAGTGTACCAATTCACATCCGTTGCGGGATCTTTCGTCATGAGTGACGTGGAATGGAAATCAGTCCTTTGAAAGGATCTGATGGCTTACAACGTACATGTCCAGAACTTCACAGTCTTGTTGGGGATCGCCCGGTGCTGTGACAGTCTATTCAGAGGTACTAATCGCCAGTTATTCCAAACACACGTATGATGATTTACTCAACGCGCTCGGTTTTATGAACTTCCTCGTGCTTACCAACCCCGAAACATGATCAAAGCAAAGATCAGTAGGTTTTACAGCAGCACAATGGCTGCTAACGTGGATAAATCCACGATGGGGGGGGGGGGGGGGTTTGGTTCCACATTGCTCGTGGTCCCATCTCTGTGTGGCCGCAAGTTTTACTCGCTGCACATGATCAGTCTGTCTTCCTGGTGCCTCGAAGGTCCTCTAGTCGCTGATCAGGGCCCGTCTAGTTAGCGGGTCACACAACGACATCTTCCAGGTTTCACTGACCGTATCCCATTGATCTGCGTGGACAATAAATTGTCACGGCCAGATGCTGGGTTCTGTCGGTTTGTCGATGGGCAGATACAACTCTTCGTATCCTAGACACTCTCACTGAGAGTGTCCTAGAAGATAACATGCATACATACGCGTTTAGCGTATATATGCA